AGGGTGGCGCGAACAGTAATCAATTCGGCCTCGCCATCTCGACGGATCGCCAGAACCTCGCCGAGACGCTGATGTTCGCGCTCGGCTTGGGGCAAGACCCGCCCACGCTGACGGTCATTCTCCCGAGCGGCGAGCGGCCCACGCTGGCGCTCCCCGCCGTGTTCAACGAGGGCGACAGCATCGGGATTGGGCGGGTCGGGGCGCATTACAGCGTGTACCTCCGCGTGGGCGGGAACCTGCTGACCGCCTACAGCGTTGATGACGCGACGATCCCCGGCCCGCTGTACGTCGCCCTCTGGCTGCAGAACTACACGACGTCCGCGCTGACGCGGTTCGACGATTTCAGCGGAGCACAGGCCGCATGAGTGGCCCCATCGACGGGCTCGACGAGCTAATCGAGCAGCTGCGACAGCTCCCGCGCGAGCTGACCGACGAGGCGTCGTCGATTATGGAAGCGTTCGCGCAGAAGGCCGAACGCGAAATCTACAACGCGTACCCGGATGTCACGGGCGACCTGCGGGATCACCTGTCGACGAAGACGGAGCGCACGGAATTCGGCGTCATCGTCACCGTCAAGAACAGCTCCAAGCTCGCCTACATCTACGAAAACGGCACGGCGGCGCGCCACTACATCACGAAGCGAAACGGCGTGAAGCACCTCACGGGCGCGATGCCGGTCGGGAACGCGTTCATTCCGCCGATGAGTCGCAATCGACGCGCCGCTTACGAGGCTATCGCGAAGCTGATGGAAGCGAAGGGACTGGAGGTCACCGGCGATGCCACCTCCTGATTCTTCCAACATCGACAGCGCGATTATCTCGGCGCTGCTGGCCGACACGACGCTCATGGCCATGATGCCGGACGGCGTGTATTACGACGAGGCCAACCCCGGCGCCACGCGGTTCGTGATCGTGTCGCTCGTCGAGGAATTCGACCAGCCCGCGTTCAACAAGCGCGTGATGGAAGAGGGCGTGTATCTCGTGAAAGCGGTGGCGTTGTCGACCTCAGGCGGCGACGTGAAGGGCGCGGCGGCGCGCATCGACGCGATTCTCGAAGACTCGCGGAAGTTGAGCGCGGCGGGGTTCTTTATCAGCGACGTGCACCGCATCGAACGCGTGCGCACGACGGAAGTGGACGACCAGAACGAAGACCTGCGTTGGCAGCATCGCGGCGGGCGCTATCGCGTCCAAGCCGCACTGTTGGCGTAACGACCGGGGGACCGAGCCCGAGGGGTACGACCGGGGAACCGAGTAGCACGGCAGGGTGGAGCGCAGTGGAGTCAGCGGAAGCGACGCGAGCGCTACGGCTGCTCTTAGTACATCCCGGCGCGTCGTGGTCGACCGCCGATGTTTACGACGGCTTGCTGTACGGGCTGCGCTATCACGGCGCCGTCGTCATCCCGTACCGGCTCGATACCCGCATCGAGTTTTCCCACCGCATTCTGAACTTCCACTGGCGGCGCAAGCGCAAGGATGACCCCGCGCTGCAGCGGCCGACCAACGCTGACGTCTGTTACCACGCCGGTATCGACGCGATGGCGATGGCGCTCCGCGAGCAGGTCGATGTCGTGCTCGTCGTCTCGGCGATGTTCCTGCACCCCGATGTCATCGTCCTGATGAAGCGGGCCGGGCTGCGCGTGGTCGTGCTGTTCACCGAGTCGCCGTATGACCACGAGAAAGAAATGCGCGTGGCCGCGCTCGTCGATGGCTGCTGGACCAACGAGCGCAGCAGCGTCGCGGCGTTCCGGCGCGTCAACTCGCGCGTCGGCTATCTGCCACATGCGTGGCATCCCCTGAAACACTTCGCGGCCGACGCGAGCGACCTCGACGCGGTGCCTGCCCATGACGTCGTGTTCGTGGGGTCCGGGTTCCCCGAGCGGGTGCGATTTTTCAACGCCGTGGACTGGACCGGCATCGACCTCGGCATCTACGGGGCGGGCTGGACGCCGCAAACCGGCGCGCGGTGGGACGAGCAGCTGCACCCCGAGCTGGAACGGACAGCCGTCCGTGGCGGCATCGTCACGAACGAAACCGCGAGCGCGCTGTATCGCCGGGCCAAAGTCGGACTGAACTTGTATCGGCATCTCGCGACAGACACCGAGACGCGCGTCTATGCCGAGTCGCTGAGCCCGCGCGCGTACGAGCTGGCGCGCTGTGGCGTGTTCCACATCAGCGAGCGACGCGCCGAAGTCGCCGACGTCTTCGGCGGGCGCGTGCCGACCTTTGACACACCCGAACAAGCGGGCGAGCTACTGCGCGGCGCGCTAGCCGATGACTATGCGCGCGCGCTCATCGCGAAAGAACTTCCGGCCTGTGTGGCCGAGGCGTCGTGGGTCCACCGCGCACGAACCGTGATCGGGGACCTTGCACGGCTGCTCAACCTCGTCGCAGCTGCCTGAAGGGGGCAGCGAGAAGGAGTTACGTCTATGCCGCCTTATGCGGGACGACGCGGCGCCGTCTACATGTCAACGACGTTGGCGGGGACAGCATCCCCCGTCATCAAGTTGCAAAAGTGGGCGCTCAATCGGGCGACCGACAAGATCGACATCACCTGCTTTCTGGACCTGAACAAGGTCTATGTGCAGGGGCTGCCGGATCTCAAAGGCACGTTCGACGGCTTGTGGGACGAGACGGAAACGAAACCGTTTGCGGCCTCGGAGTCGGCGAGCGGCTGTCAGCTGTTCCTGTATCCATCCCTCGACGCACCCGGCGAGTACTGGCACGGCCCCGCGTGGCTCGACATGTCGATGGATGTCGACGTCAACGGCGCCGTGAAGATCGCGGGCGCGTTCGCGGCGGCGGGGAGCTGGCAGCACACCTTCAGCTCGTGACGTCATGCCGATCCACATGCGCGGAGCGGCGGCAGAACTGAAAGCGCTGTATCAGCCTGCCGCGCAGCTCCGCGCGTGGACGCTTCACACCATCGGCGACAGCGCCACGACGCAGCTGTCAGCCGAACTCGTATCGCACAACGCGCGGCGGCTGGCGCAGCGGCCGCTCACGTTTGTGATCCAACGCCCACGAGGGAAATCGTGGCGCTGGCCGGTTCTCGACCTGCGCATCGCGGGCTCGTCGCTCACCGCCACGCTCGGCCCGCAGGAGTGACGTATGCGTTCTCGATTCGTCGCGCCCGGCATGGTCCGCCTGCCACTCTCGGGCGGCGATTACATCGACATCAAGCGACAGCTGAACGTCGGCGAGGAACGGCGCGTGTTCGCGCGGTGCGTCAAAAAAATGATTGCAGGCGAGCAAGCCGAAATCGACCCGGAGCAAGTGGGTAAGACGCGTGTCGCCGAATTCATTCTCGGGTGGGGCGGGCCGGGCTTCGTCATGCCGGACGGCACGCCGGTCGAATTCTCCGAAGCCGCGCTGATGGACCTCGACGCCGAGACGTACGCCGAAATCATGGCGGCGTTGAACGCGCACGAAGCGGCCGAAGTCAAGCTGCGAGATGCGGAAAAAAACGCGACGGATGGCGCGACCGCGTCCGGTCCGATTTCGCCATCTGCAAGTTCATGAACTGGACCCCGGCCGAGTTGGAGTCGCTGACGCCGGGGATGTACGACGAGCTGCTGGCGTGGGTCGTCGAGCAGCTGCCGAAGCGGGACGAGGTCTAACCGATGGCGCTCACCGGACGATTCACCGCTGATTTCAGCGTGTTCTACACCGCCGTCCAACAGGCGACGGTGCAGCTGCGGGGCTTCGAAGCGGAAGCCGCGAACGTGCAAAAGCAGCTGAACCGGATGGGTGAGTCGTTCGGCGGGAACCAAATCAAGCAGCAGGCCGCGCTCGCGGCGAAAGCCATCGCCGACCTCGGTGGCGCGACGCGTCTCACCGCAGCCGAGCAGGAGCGCGCGAACCAAATCCTGACCGAAGCCATCGAGAAATACCGCGTCCTCGGGCAAGAAGCACCGGCCGACGTCAAGGCGCTGCAAGAGCAGCTGACCGCGCTACAGGCGACGACGCAGCAATCGGAAGAAAACGCGACGCGCCTGAGCGGGACGCTGAAAGAAGCCTTCCACGATCCGGTCACAGCGGCGTCGAATCTCGCGGGCGAAATCAGCGGGGAGCTAGCCGAAGCGCTCGGCGCGGCCGGGACCGTCGCGGTCGGCTTCGCGGGCGTGCTCGTCGCGGCGGCGGGCGCCGCGTTCGAGCTGGCGCACAACGCCGCTCAAGTCGGCGGGCAGATTCAAGACATGAGCGAAAAGACCGGCATGAGTGCCGAGGAGGTGTCGAAGCTGTCGCTGGCGGCACAAGTCGCGGGCGGCGATATCCAGCAGGTCGGTAACGCCATCTATCAGATGGACGTGCGGATGACGGACAGCCCCGAGAAGTTCGCGGCGGGGCTCGACAAAATCGGCCTCAGCTTGAAAGAGATTCAGGGCATGAGCCCGGCTGAGCGGTTCAACGCCATCACGGAAGCGCTGAAAGAAGCGGAGTCGGCGACCGTGCGCAACGCAGCGGGTGCCGAGCTGATGGGCAAGGCGTACCGCGACGCCGGGCCGCTGCTCATGAAGATGGCCGAGGGCATGAAGCTGGTCGCGGACATCACGCCGTGGACCGACGAGGAAGCGAAGCAAGCCGAAGAATTCGACATGCAGGTCAAATCGCTGGAGATTCATTTTAAGAATCTCGCCGTCTCGCTCGGCCGCGATCTGATCCCCGCTTTCTTGGTGCTGCTGCCCCTCCTGAAACAGCTGCCGGGCGTCATCGAGACGCTATTCCCGCCCCTGAAAGTCATCACGACAGCCTTCACGTTGGCAGGCGACGCAGCGAAGTATGCGGGCGACAAGATCCGTTACTTCGTCGAGATGAAAAAGCTGATGGACGGCGACACGTCCAACCTGCCGAAGGTGAAGCCGCCCGACCTCTCGTCAGACCCGATGGATGGCTTCCGACACAGCGTCGAGGAACTGGCTGTCGCGTGGGACAAGGAGACGGCGGCAAACGACCGTTCCATCAAAGCGCGCAAGGACCAAGAAGCCGCGACGAAAGCGGCTGCTGAAGCGCTGAAGAAACTGCACGAGTCAATCAACACCGATATCGAGCACACTTCGCGCGCCATCGTCGAGACGATGAAACTCGGCGACGCGCTGGCAGCTGTCGGCAAGAAATCGGACGATACGAAGCTCGCGGCCGAATTCGAAAAATCGAGCGCAGCGGCGCGCAAGCT